ACCCGCTGGTAACATGCAAGGTGTCAACTTTACGTCAGAAGATATGGCGATGAAGATTGACAATCAGGTCAGCGATAATATTCGTCCTGATCGTCAAACTGCTGATCTTGTTCAGACTGGTGCTGCTACAGAAGGCGGTTTCGAAACAGAAGCTCAGTTCGGTAATCTTGTTGATCTTATGGAAGGTTTCTTCTGGAACTTGAAACAAGCAGACACTGCTATATCTGGCGCATTAGTAGGAACAAATCTTCTCGTTAATGGAGTGTTGAAGAAAAGCTTTTCTATTCAGCGGTCTAATAATGATATTTGATATTGGGCAATATTTTGTGTATGCTGGAATGACGCCTAATACAATTGAGTGGAATATTGAAACAGGTTCTCCTGTAACAATTAATCTCGGTTTTGTTGGAAAGGATGAAACTCTTTCACAATCTCAAGTCACAGAAGATGATCCGGTTGTTACACCCATTATCAATGCTGTAACTTCTGTTACAGAGATTGCAATTGATGGTGCGCCGCTTACTGAATGTCTTGTGCAAAAACTCAGTATTATGTTAGATAATAAAGCAGAAGGTAAGAGCGGTATTGGTGTTCTTGGTTACTGCGCTGTTGACGGAAAGTCCATTGAAGTTACCGGTAGTATTACAATGTACTTTAATGATCAGACTCAATACATGAAGTATATCAATTCCGGTAACTTTTCCATTAAGATTACATTTAGTGATACACTTGGTAATATTATTGTACTTTTCCTGCCTTTCTGCAAGTATGACGAAGCAACAGCAAACGTAACTGGCAAAGATGATGACGTATTATTTGAAGCATCTTTTGTTGCTATTATGAATCCTATTGCTTCCCCTGATAATTATACAATAGCACTGGAAGAAACTCCAGTATAACCCTCTGCCCCTGATCCACAGGCACTTCTCCTATGGTTGCGCCTGTTGGTGACGGGGTAGTTCTGTAAATCCATAGGAGAGATTATGAACATTGGTATTTTTAAAACAAATGAAGAAGCTGAACTTGACGGTATTTGGAAAAGGTTAGGTTCCGGTGCTAAAGTAAAAGTTGCTCGAGCAGAAAATCCTTCTTATACTAAGATGTTGCGGAAGGAGACAGCTAAGCACTCAGCAATCATGTGGTCAGAGGATCTGAGCGACGAAGAGTCAGAAGTTATTTTCAACAAGATTATTGCAACAACAATCTTGCTGGATTGGAAGGGCCTTGAAGAGGTTAAGGGCGTAGAAGTTCCTTATACAATTGAAACCGCTATCAAGTGGCTTACGAAATACAAAGAGTTCAAAAAGATAATTGTCGGTATATCAAATGATGTTGGGAATTATCGCGACAAGAAAACAATGGAGGTACAAAGTAACATAAAAAAGTAATAGCCTGGTATTCTGATTATGCAGATCAAGTTGAGTTCTTTGAACAAGAACAGGCCAAAGGAATTAACATCAAGGCGCTTGACCGTAGACCAGAAACATTACCAGAAACTACTTACTTGTTCAAAGCAAAAAAACTTCTGATATTCTTTAACAATAACCTTCATGACTACTGCAAGTTTCACAACATAACTGATGAAGAAGAAAAAGAGTACTTACTCGAGATGTTCAACTTTATTGATTATGTAAACGAGAAGAAAGGGAAAAAGGAGAAGTAAATGCCTGTATTAGTTGCTTCATTAGTTTCCAGCGGTTTTGTTGCTGGTGCTAATAATATGATGAATTCTACTAAACAGCTTGTTAGTGTTTTAGTGAATGCTCAGAATGCTATGCAAGCCATGGAGAATACCCTTGTTACTTCTTCCGGTAGTTTAGGTCAAGCTCGTATCGACATTGATGAGCTATCCGAAATCGCTACCCGTTTAGGTGTTAATCTCGAGGCCTCTGTAATTCCTTTTGCTAAGTTAGCAGCATCTACAGACGAGATGTCTCGTAGTCAGTTATTTGGTGTTTTTGAAGGTTTTTCTACTGCTCTTGCTGCTACTCATGCTTCAGCTGAAAAGGTTCAGGGTACATTCCTGGCCCTACAGCAGATGGCGTCTAAAGGCGTTGTCTCTATGCAGGATCTTCGTAGACAGCTTGGTGAGCATATTCCTGGAGCCATGGCCGCTGCCGCTGAAGCAATGGGCATGGGAATGGACGAACTTGTTGTTGCTGTAAGACGTGGAACAGTTGATGCTACTGAGTTACTTACTAAGATGGGCGATGTTCTTCAAAAGAAGTTTGCTGCTGCCGCTGCCTTAGCTGCTCAGAGTCTTAAAGGTCAGACTGAACGTCTTAGAAACTCTATGCTTTTATTCGAAGCTGCTATGGTTGAGTCTGAAGGTGCTGGACAAATTTGGGCGGATATGCTTGGCACAATTAGGGAGGAACTGTTTGAGAACGAAGTAATAACAAAGAGCTTGGCTACAGCTAATGCCGATTTATCGCAAGGAACTTCTGATTTAGCAACAGCTTTCATTAAGTTTGCTGAACCATTAGCTAAAGATGTTGCACTTTTAGCTAAGTTTGGTGGAACACTAATTACGGAAGGTGCTAAGGTAGTTTCTTTTACAGCTAATGTACATGCCCTTGTAAAAAAGTTTATGTTCTTTGGCGATGTTATACCGACAGCACAAGGTTGGATTGAGAAATTTACTAAAACTCTTAAAGAAAATAAAATTATATGGGATGAGTCTATAACTGGCGGCGAAAAGAAAGTTGAGACATTTGATAATTTAGCTGATAGTGTTGGTAGGTATACAGCCTCTTTAAAAAAGGCCGCAACAGCAGCTGAAAAAGAAGAAACCGCTATTCAGAAAACCATAAGCACATTAAATGCTCTTCAAACAGCAAGGGCAAAGGCAGAATCAGAAAACCAAAGTGAAATATATAATACAACAAAGGACGTATACGAAAAGACTGGTAAATTACGTGATGAGTATTTTGCTTTAGAAAAGGCGAAGTTAAAGGAATCAACAGAAGGGTGGACTACGAATTACGGCATAGCTGAAGAAGTTGTTAATAAATTTGTTGCTGATTCCTTAGCTAAGATATTTGGTCAAACCGAAAAGAATACTCAAGCAACTGTAAGGTATAAAGAAGCGTGGGAAGGCACAGCTCGTGTTGTTCAAGACGGTTCAGCTGGACTTGCTCGTCTTGCACAAGAGAAAGCTGCCGCTGATACTGCTGAGGTTCAGAGTGCAACTGCTGTATTTAATGCTATAATGGAGAAAGCTCGTGCTGTAAGAGAAGCGCATCTAGGGCAGATGGCCGAAATGAAAACAATATCAGCATCTAAAGAACAACAAACAGCATATCGTGAAGCTGTAGCAGCAACAAGTAATGAAATAGATCAGATGCGATACGGTGTTGCAGAAATGACATCCGCGCAACATTCACAAATTAATATAGAACGTGAGCACATGCGTGGTATGGCTCTTCAGATATCTATGGTAAAGAAGATGTCTAATGGCTATACTCAATCTAAAGAAGGTATACTCGGAGCTGTTGCTGCAATGAAGGAAATGAATGCTGCTATTCGTGTATCAAATGAACTTATTGCGGGTGATTTTACACAACATAGTATGGCAGCTGAAAGAGCTATTCAAGATAGGCAGATTGCTGCAGAGCGTCGTTTACTTGAAGAATTTATAGGTGAAGGCGGTAATATTAATGATTTTTACGCAGGACAACAACAAGATGTGACTGGTACAAGTATTTACATAAACCAAATGCTTTCACGATCTGATATTGTTAATATAACAAACGAACAAGAAAGAGATACAGCGAGGGCCTAATGATATTTGAATATAGTGGAACTGTTGTAACTCTTGATGATCCGGCTCAATATCCTCAAGCAGAAAACACTGAACTTGTACAAGCAAAAGAGCGGTCTGCTTCTGGAGTCACACAAGCAGAAGACTTCTCTGTTAAAATAGGTACTTTTACATATAACTTTGTTAATATGTCCAGAGCAGATTATACCGCTCTTATTGAGTTTTTTGTTAATACTGTTACGGGTATGCTGCATGAGTTTCTTTTAACAGATGATCTTAGTGTACAACGTACAGTTCGGTTTACAACTTCTCAGTTATCCTTTTCAAATACCTCTAATGATTTATGGAACGGTAATTTTACAGTTGAGGAAATACTGTGATAACTGGATTGCCTGCAACATTTGAAGCAACTATGCTGGAGCATTCACGCCAACCAGTGCAATTTATTCACTTCATTACCAGCGTAGGCACTTATTACCTTAGCGATAAGTCTGTAGGTACGGTAGAAGGTTTTGAACAAGAATATCTGCCGTGGATAGAAAGTTGGGGAACACTAAAAGATTCTTCTGATATTTCTAAGATATTTCAAGGTGGATCACTTGAGATTCGTTCTGGCACTATCAATTTGATTAATAGCCCTGAATCAAGAGCATTTATCCAGCTATTATTTTCTCTAAGCATTGAGAATATACGAGTTGAACTATATCAATGGTTTAGCGATATCCCTGCTACTGATGCAGTACTTATTGATATAATGGTTTGCCAAGATCCTATAGGATTATCTGAAGCATCTATGCTATTATCTATTGATATTGTATCTGCAATAATGATAAATAATCCTTATCTGTGGGCAAGAGAACCAGGTGAGGAAACACGTAATGCTGTTGTAGGAAAAGCAATAGGTGTACCACTTATTGATATGCAGACAGCACGGTGGACAGAGTCTGTTAACGATATAGATTATTCTTTTGTAGGACAGTTATTTATTCGTAATGGTGTAGGGTTTCCTGACTCTGGATTTATGTACATTGATTCAGAGATAGTCGCTTATAATTGGATAACAGCCGCAGCAATAAATATAACAGGTCGTGGACAACAAGGAACTATTGCTCGTCCTCACTTCAATGGTGCTCGATTAACTATTCCTGGTGCAAATTATGATTATACTATATGTACTGGTCCTGTACAATTAGTGGATAATTTAAAGGGAAACGGAGAACCCTACGTTAATCCTGTTACTTTACTTCCAAATCAAGATCCTGTTCTTGCAAGATTTGTAAGTCGTCCTCCGTGGTTAAAAATAAGTGTTAATAATGGTATACCTATACAACCTCCAGCAGAAACCTTATATAGCCAGTTTGGAAACAGTCATAGAGCAGAAGTTAGTTCTTCTACTAATATTGCTATTTATAGTGGAGAACAAAATGTTAATAGTGTTCCAGGAACAGCTATATTAACTATTAATAATAAAATAACAACACAAATAGAGCAACGAATTATAAGTGGTAACTTATGGAGCTATCATAATAATACAACTACAAGTTCTACTATTTATAATCTAATGTATCAACCTGGTAATGGAGGAACTTTAGAAACAAGTAGAATAGATAGTACTCACTATACACTTCCAAATGTTTGGGGAAGAATAGGTTATACATCTCCAAATGTAGGTGATTTTGAAAGTCTTGAAGCTGAAATATGGTTTGGCGATGCTTTTGCACAAAATGGCGATTGTAGATGCACTGTACAAGTAACTGGTGTGCAATCAGGTCCTATGGTTATTGATGAAACAGTATTAAACTATGATAATTCTTATCCTGTAAGTTTTTCTTTTGGGGCAAGTGTTGTCACAATTCCTTGGTCAGCTTTTAATCAAGTAGCTTTTCCCTATGATTTACTTTTTACATTTTACAATACACGATTAAATGGAGTCAATCTTGGAGCAAAAAATACTGTAAGAATAGTACAGATAACATGGAAATATGTTATGGATAATCCATCTGCTGGAACGCCCTCTGTGACAGTTCTTTCAACATATGGAAGGGATGATAGTCACCTCGGTGGATTTGTAAGTGCTAAAGCATCTGTTAAACTTAGTGGGTTATCAAGCGGTATTAAAGATTCAACTATTCAAGTTATAACAAGTAAAAGTCCGGGATGGGCAGAGACACATGAAAATTTTGATGATAATAATTTAAATCTTCCTTCAAGAACTTATGGTCCATATAGTCTTCAAGCCACAAGTTGGGCAGAACTTGCAGCTTATTCTTGCGGTGTTCATGAATTTATAACAAGCCCAGAAGAAAATGATTTTTGTCAATCTGTAATAGAATGGGTGAAATGGGATATAACATATCTTCCTGGTCTTATAAATACACCTGATGAAGAACGAATTGTATATGCTGATAAAGTAACAGCCGATGTTACAAGTTTACTTGGTGCTGATCCAACGCCAGCACAAGTAATTCAGAACATGATAGAAACATATTCACCAGCTGCTGATCTTCTTGATACAGTTGATTTTGAAGCTCGGCATCAAGAATATTTAATTGATCAGTACTTTTTGAATGGCGTTATTGATGGTAACTTTCAGCTACATGACGCGCTTAGAAAAGTTATGTTTGAAGGATCTGCTCGACTACTTTTTAATGAAGGAAAAATAAAACTTCTTACCTATGTGACAGATGAAGATATAACAGTTGATAAAATCATATCGCTTGATAATGTTCTGTTACGATCTCGTTCGATCAAGAATGAACCTGTATCAATTATTAAAAATGATGTAATGGTTATCTATGATCAAAATCTTGAAAATGAAAATGAATATTTAGGTAGAGCTAATTATACTGATTCTGCTTCAATTTCCAAATTCACACGACAAGAAGAACGTCTTGTTTATGATCTTGTTCACTCTGACGGTGTAGCACAATTAATTGGATACAATACACTTGATGGATTTAAACAACCTGTATCGCTAACTTATTTTAAAGTCTTTATGCCAGATGGGTATATTCTTGAGAAGGGTGATAGAGTATCTATTCAATCATTTGTGAATACTTCTGAAGATACAGTTGGTAATATTGTTGCAATATCCAGAGACTTTGGACAAGGTAAGAACAAGAAAATAAATATATATGACATAGCAATACTTAATTTTATTCCAGAATCACAAGTTGCTGACGGTTATGGTGGAGCTGGTTATGGCGCAATACCTTATGGAGATTAAATAATGGCAACACCAAATTTAAATCTTGAACAACCTATTTATCAAAGTGCTCGATGGGACATCCCTACAAATGCGAACTGGGATATTATTGATACAGCAGTTAACGGTAAACTTGATTCAGCGGATCTTAATCAAGGGATTGATGATCGTTTAGCAAGTGGTCTTGTTCCAGCTATTGTTGCTGATGATATTAAGACTCTCGGTCAGATGACATATGCTTCTGCCTCTGATCCTGCTTATGAAAATATGTTTCTCCGCATTGGCCCTGGTGGAACAACTGAATTATATAAGGCACCGGATCAAGATGAGCACTGGGAAGACACTGATACTACAGATGTAGCTGTTACTACTACCCCCAACTCACTATTGTCAGTAACACCTGTCCCAGCAGCAGGCGATGTTACATCTGCGGATGGGTCCTATAGTGTTTCTGGTAAAGTATCTAACAACAATAATAATAGCAGAACACTCATTCTTGAAGCATTTGATGATGGTGTCAGTATAGGTTCTCAAAATGTGCTTGTTGCTGGAAATGAATCTGGTAAGATTTTTACTTTTAGTTCTAGTATTGAAGTGACAATAACTTCTGGATCAGTAATTACTGTTGAGTTCTCAGCATCAGATACAGGAAACTTAACATTGTTAGGCACACAGTTACAAACAAAATTTGAGATAACAAAGGCAGCAACTCCAACAACAATGGTAGCTTTACAAGCACTTGACAATAATGTTCACAGAGTGTTTATTTATGCAGGTAGTACAGGGCCAATTCTTTCATTAGCTGAAATTAATGCTGCTGTAACAGAACCAATAGAGACTATGGGCAAATTCTTTATTGTAAGTAATGACCATGTATACCAAGTAATGTGGACAGGAACAAAATACTATTCAATCGAATTGACTGAAGCAACTTAAAGCCATCCCTTAATTGGAGGAAGTATTATGGTTACAAGATATACACAACCATGGAATTACCCTTACAAATCAACTTTACATAAAGTTAAATATAATAATGCTTGGGCTCGTTGGCGTGTCACTGCTGGTGATAAGGGCGTAGATCTAGGAGCTTTATGGTGTATTGCTACAGAAGGAACTAATTATGGGTACGCAAGCGGGTATGGTTCACTTGACCCTGATACAACATCTACGGATATAAAAATAGTCTACTTAAATGTAACACCTGATGATCAATGTCATTTAGGATTAGAAGGTGGGATACAAGAACCAGGTACTGATTATTTTTATCTTAATAGTATTGCAATGCCTACTACTGTATTGATGTTGTGGGATGCAGGTAACAGCGAGTACAATGGACATCGTGAAGGACTGTATACACAAACTGCAGCACTTGTAGATACTTGTGTTTATGTAAAACTTGAAGATCCGTTAGCTTTTCAATTCTTATTATGGGGCGCATGGGAAGAAGCTACTATCCAGACTCTTCAGATTCAAGGTGAAGGAATACCCGAACATACTCACCCTGATCCTGTGTTCTCTCCGGATAATGATGGTATCTACCGTGAGTTTGCTCCTGATGAAGTTGTGTGGGATGGTGCGAGACGGTATACGAATGAGATTTTGTGGAGTGAGGATTTTAGTAATGCTATTTGGGGTAAAGTAAACGTAAACATAACAACTGGAGTAAGCGATCCTATAGGTGGGACTTCAGCTATTACAATGACGCTGGCCGTAGCAAGCGGTTATTTAAATCAATTAAGTGCAGGTGACTTCTCTGGTCAGCACTTCATAAATAGTGTCTGGATTCGCAGGAGAACAGGGACAAGTTCAGTTAGGCTATACGCACCAGACGGCTCTTATATCTGGATAGAAAGTGTACTATCCTTTTCTTGGCAAAGATTTGTTGTAGATTCGCTGGGACACATCTCAACGCTGCGGCTGTTTCAACTTCGTGGCACTGATATAGGGGATGCGTTTGACATATGGCAGCCTCAGTGTGAAGATGCTACAGGCCGTGTAGACACTGCCACACCCAGCGAATACATCAAAACAGAAGCTGCCACGGTAACTATCCCATGGCTCTCAATCACTAATCCCAACACAGTAGACGGTAACGGAGTAGTAACCGAAACCGAGGGAGTACCTCTCGTCCCTGCACCGTTTCTGGTGGATCAGCCGGAGGCTACTAATTTATCCACGTATTATAATAGCTCATTAGCAACGTTGGACCTTACTGGGGCTGATGTAGTCGATGTTACTCCTTTTGAAAACTGGTTTGGAATTGCAACAAAACAGGTTTATTTACCTCGAGGGGCTTCACATAATGCAGCTTGTATGACTCATGATATGTTTTTAGGTGAATTGTATACCACCCGTTGTCTTATAAAACCTGATGATGGTTTATTGTTTACAGTAGGGACTGGCGCTACTGACTTATGTTTAATTTATAATGGATCAGGCGCTCCCGATAGCTATGAAGTGATTGCTTTAGGGGATGGATACTTCTCCGTGTTGTCACAAAGAGTTATGGTAGGGGATGGTGTAGGTGTAAACTACGGGCCTCAAAAGCGAACCGGAAATAATGCCATAGGTTTTAAGTGTAGCGGTAATGAATTTTATAAAGATCTGACGATAGAGCAGGTCAAAAATTTATTGCCTATTGTTTCTGATGGCGCAATAAAAACCACC